AGTCAGACGAAAACGAATAAGCAGAAATTATTTTTTTCTGACAACAAACAGGTATTTTAAATTCTGTATCAAAGGTTAACTGTGCTATTTTTTTTGCACTAAATGATGATTTAGTCATTACGCTATCATCCACTAAATGATATTTAAAAAACGTATTATCTTCGCTATTTTTACTAGAACATTTAATGTAATTTTCGTTTAACTGAATTTCTACTTCATTAGAATCTAAACAATCAAGACCACATAAAAATCTTTTTATATCAATAATATTTATTTTATCTGTAAAATCAGTGCTTGTAGGAAGTTTTCCTTTTATATATAAAATAACAACATTATCAGGAGTCGAACTAATTGAATAAATGTTGTCTTCTTCTATTCTTAGAATACAACTATCACATATTCTATTAACTGTTTTTAAATATTTTTCTATAAACTTTTTTTCTAGCAATACATTTTTCATTTTTTATTATCTTTTACCATGTTTTGGAAAACTTTTCCAAACATTCCACATAACTTTGTTAGGTTATTGTTGATTTTTTCCATGGTTACTTTGATAGATTCTATATCATCTTTAACCTTGTTGTCAATAACAAAGTTGTTTTCATGTATTGCTTGTTGTGCTGGAGCATAATTTACTGGAACTGGTGCCTGTTGATGCCCTACGTTGTTACGTTGTTGTAGGTTGTCCTTGACGGGATTAACAAATTTATGCAGATCGATTCTATCTGCTGGTATATCTGATCTGTCTGTCATTAAAGAATCTATCTGCTTCATATTTCCCTTAACCATACCAGCCAATAATGCTACTTCTAGGTTTTCTGATTGTTCTGTTGTCATAATAATGTCTTTCCAAGGTTAGTTTTTGATAAAAAAACAAAAGAATTTATGCCTTCGTGATGAATAAGAGACAAAGAATAGTCTTTTATAGATTTATCTATATGTTTTTTTAACAATTTTTGTATATTTTGTGTTATTTCTTCTATAAAAAGAGGTTTTTCATACAGCATTTCGGTCTGAAATGCCTTGTCCTGAAGCTCTATTGAGTTATAAACTGGACAAGAACAAGAATCTTCTACTATTGAGGTTAAATCTTCTATCCAAAACTGTCTTTCATTATTAAAATTGCATAATTCTACTTCAATTTTAGCAAAACCTTTCTGATTATGAGCACCGTAATCAGAAATTTCTTTAGAAACTGGACATGATGCTATGTATGGAATTTTACAAATCAAATAATATGATATGTTTTCGTCGTTTTTCTGTACTTTAATAGATGATTCTATTAATAGAGAAGATTTTTTATTAGATACAGGTGCCTTTTTTTCTAAAAAGTAATCAAAATCCAAAATTATTTCAATGATATTTGAACAAATATCATTATTCAACAACAATTCTATTAATTGATCAACATTATCATATTTAGAACTGTATATTAAATCTGATATTTTATTAATATTAAACCCATTAATATTATTATTTAATGGTGTTTGTATTTTTATGTTAAATTTAGAATTTTTAATGCTCTTCTGTTTACCAATAATAGAAGAATGAAAAAAAATATCACCACACCCTACGATAATAGGGTGTGGTGTATTGGATACTTTTTTTTCTACATAAAAAATCTCGTCTTGAGTTTTTTTTGTTGGCATTTTCTTAAAGATCCTTAAGAATTTCTTCAATTTTAGCATCAGCATCATCAAATTCATCAACAGATTCCTTTTTTACTGGTTTCTCTTCCTTTCCAGAGAATCTTTCGATTTCCACCATGCTATCAATGTCTTGGATTTGTTCATGAACAGGCAATTCCCTTTGTGTCTCACCCTTTTCAAGACCTAAGAAATGATAATTCAACAATTCTTGAATTTCTTCTGTAGTTTTGTGTGTGAAAATCTTATCAAGCTGTTTATATTCATTGTGAATTTCATCAACATCGGAAATTCCTTCAAGTTTAGATGGTGACATGAATTTAGAGCTAACATAAGTTGGATAACCACCCTCGTTTTGTTCAACTTTGATCTTAAAGTTGCAACCATTTTCCGAAAGATCAAAAATCTTTTCACCAAACTCATCAGATTCATCTCCAGTAATTGCATCTGTAATAATCTTGTTTAATTGTTTTCCGTATCGTAGGATTTTTACCTTTCCTTCGTTTTCTGAATTTGTTGGATCTTTCACAACAAAAACATTTACTAACCAAGACTCGTTTCTCTTAATAGGACGAGTTTTTTCAATTTCTGTTTCGTTTTTTGATCTATAAACTCTTCCACGATAGTCTTCAATTGGGCATTTTTCACCATAGGTTGTTGGGCATAGGAACGAAATATTGTTTCCTGTTGCAACACTCTTCCACATATGATGGAAGTAATGGAAAAATGTTCTATCTGGTGATTCTAGATTTGGAATTAATCTAACAATATAGGTTTTTCCTGTTTCCATCTTCATGAAGTCCTTAAAAGAACTTTCTGTAGGTGCCTTCTTATTGAGTGCGTCTTTAATTGATTCGAATAGATTTGATGAATATTTGTTCATATTTGAGGTTATAATAATAAGTGTTTATTTTGGTAATGTCAAATTTTTTTTGATAAAATTATCTGTGTGTAGTATCCATGTTTTGATTTTTTCTTTGGAATTGCAGTTGTTAAATCTTATCTTATAAGATTCTATATTTTTTAAAAGACCAGGAATCATAATATCTCTTTCATCCTCTTCCATCTGATATAAATCATTAGAATACCCCAAAGCAATAACTGAATATATATTAATTTTGCTTTCTTTATATTCTAAAACCCACGTAGGTATGCACAATGTTTTGTGTTTTAGAAAATCTTTCATTTGTATTTTGTTTCTTAAACAAAATGAACCTATATGCACTATACTTTTTTTAATTTCATCCAATTGTAGATCTGGTGATAAATTTTCTTTATACTCTTTATATAAAGAGTAACATTTTATTGCCTTTCTTGTAGTAAAAAAAGACAATATAGGATATTGATCATTTGGATATACAAATGAAAATGATTCAAAGAAAAAATCAATATCTATATGTTTAAACTTATTGAAAAAATTTTGAAGTTTATATAAATCTATTTTTAATCTATCATCTATATCATCAAAGTTTTTTCTAAACTTATATGGTTGACCTTTTCTTGAGTGCTTTAAATAACAATTATATATTTGTTTTTGTTTATCTGTAATTTTCAATGTTTTATTTGTTGAATTTTGACCTGAATATTTTTTTATAAAAACCAGGTATATTATCAATATACGTTTTTATTACATATTGCAAGTTATATTCTCCTAATAAATCACAATATGTTTTCTGAATAGCCTTGTCTTCTAAAATTAATTTTAAAAGATTTAAAAAATTCAATTTTTTATTGTGACAAATACATATAAATGATCCAAATTTTAATGTGATTTCTTCGAATTCTAGTGTATCCAGAGAATTCGATGGATTTATTATTTTTTCTATTTGTTGATGTGATGTTATTATCATTCTGGTTTCAAGTTTTTCATTAATTCCATGAATAACGGAGTTAATTTACCACCACCAGAATTAAGATTACCACCACCTTCACAAACTTCTTCTGCAAATAATCCGATATCAAAATTTTGTATGCTGGGTTTTTTTCTCATATTAACCTTTTCTGTTTTAGTATTAATATAAAAAAACAGATCTGGATTATATTTATGTATAATACAATCGTTTACAAGTGTATTAAATCTTTCACCTATTACAGCAACAGTACTATAAGATGTGTTTTTTATATTTAATGTTCCTGTAAATTTTTGTAATTTATCAGCTTGTGAACAAGCTAATGTTTTTTCTGAATGTATTAAATTTTTTTGTGTTTGACTAAAACCACCGAATCCCAATTTAAAATCATTTATAAATTTATAAAACTTTCCTCTATATTCAGACCAAAACAAAACATTTAAATCATATGAATGTGGTAATTTTAATTCGTAACAATCAAAATCGTTAGCAAGTGCTATTAAATATTTTTGTTCTTTTGTCAAAGAATTTGTGTTTTTTAAAAATGTATTGTACATCAATGCAGTATTTGATGTGGTGTTTTTAAAAACAATTTTAGCATTTTTAAATTTGTTTAAATATTGCTCTGATGATTTGTGATGATCAACAAATACAAATTCAGGAAAATCTAAATTTAAAAAAGACTCTCTTAACGAGAAATCCATTACCACTGTGGTAGGTTTATTTAAAGTTTTTTCGTTATAAGAAATAAGTCTTTCTTCTATAGTATTGTTATAAAGTTCTTCGTATTCTACTGTATCGGTAGGTTTAGCCCAAAGTAAACATAATAAACTTACTGCACCATCTAGGTCGCCATGAGTAAAAACTTTATATAATTTATTAGACATGTGATTATTTACATTTAATATAGTATTAATCAACATCTTCCCCTAAAGATTCCAACAGGCTTATAGTATCATTTATATTACTATTCTGTTGTTTTGGTGTTTTTTTATTTGGAATTGTTTCAGATTGAAATGTTCTAGAAACCTCATCTGGATTTCTTAATGTTAATGTTGGATAATCTATTTCTAATATAGAATGACA